AAAAGAGGTAATGATATGTTTGTTGAAATGCTAAATGTGTCGCCGTTTGTAACAGTTGTAGCTCTTGTTGACCCGATAACATCTGTTCCATTTTTTCTAAACCAGAAATATACGATACCTTTATTAGCCGTGGTTGTAATCTGTGCCGAAACTTGGAACAGATAAAAACCAGATTCATCAACTAATATTTCTGTATCATCAATTCCGCCAAAGCTAACACCTTTTGATATATTAGTTTCGTCAAATTGAACTGCTTGCGCCTCATTGATGTCGCTTGCAGTTTGGGCTGTTGTTCTAGAAAAACGTCCATAATATTTTTGCTGTTCAATAGTTGGACGGACAAAAAGCTCACCGTCCACAGCGTCTTTCTTAAGTACAGCAGCAAATGGAATCACATTATTAGGAGCGGTTGGTTTAGCATTTGTAAGCTGGCCATCGTTCTCAGGATCAGCATATAGAATATCACCAATTTCCCAATCAGAAGTATTTAATTCGCGAACTTTACCCCAAACAGTAATTCTACCATCTTGTCCAGAACCTAAATCGTGCGTTGCGATACCTAAACCATATAAAGAAGGAAAAGATCCGTTAGCTATCATAGGAGTTACAAGTAATCTAGCACCTGATCCACCGTCGGGTTCAGAACCTCCAAACATAACAGGTGTGCCATTTACAACAGTATTTGCAGTACTATTTCTTACAAACGCATATAGTTCTTGGCCGACTTGCTGTGTAACACCATCAGGATGTTTGATGTTTAAAGTTTGATCTAAATAATCCCAACATATACTACCAACTTCATGATCATGTGATCTAGCATCATGAGTAATATCAAAACGTATATTGTCAATTGGTCCAATTTCGTTTGTAAATTGTACCTTTTTAGTAGCAGCATCATATTCTAAAACCCAGTTATCATTATTCGCAGTCATTCTCGCGCGGTTAACATCATCTAGATAACGAAAGTTGACTTCACCACTACCGCCAATACTCTGCATCTGTTGCTGAATACGACCCAAGAACAAGTTATAATGATCGTTCATTTGCTTTAGAGTAACAAACTCTTTATTAGGTTGCACGAGTGGATCATTCCATCTTTCTGATTCAATACTCTCAGATATGCCGCTAGATCTATTAGAACTTAGCAAATTTGCAGTCATCTGTATAATTTCTGTGCTGGATAAGTTCTTTACTTCTGCTTCAAGATTTTCTTCAATTATTTCTTTAGGTATATAATGAGGTGCAGCTTCCCTTAGAAGATTTTTGAGTTCTTCTAACGGACTAATTTTTGGTTGTTCAATAGACTCTTCTATCTTTTCAACAATAGGCTCTAGCTGAATTTCAAAATTGCCTTCTTGAGCTTGTTTCATAAGCTTTTTGAGTTCTTCTATAGCGCTCATCTTTGCCACCCTTTTATATAGTCAGTTGAGAAATTCGCGTTACTAAATTCTAATCTATCAATTAGTTTCACCGCGTTTTTGCCCATTTTATCAATAGCAACAAAACCTTCTTGTTCTGTTACTTTATAACCGTCTGCAGTCTTAAGGAATGTACCAATAGTTTTAGCTCGATCTAGTTTGCGAATAATCATATGCTTTGCATCAATAATAAGATTGTACAAATCAAACATTGCTACAATTTGAGCAGTTGGAGTTTTTCTAAAGTACTCTAATGTAGAATCTCTTTTAGCAATCTTACCAGCTTTGCCTTTTTCAGTCTTAAGTTTATCTGCTTCTTTGTTATAATAATCTGCGATATACTTTTCTAGATCTCTTACAAACGTTTTAGTATTTTTAATTCTTTCACCAGCTCGAATTTTAGAGTTAACAAATGTTTTTACTCTAACAAGAGTATCCGGATTATCTGAAATACCGTTAAATGTTTCTCTTTTAATAGTATTAAACAGCTTACCAGCTTCGGAAAGAATAGCATTAACTTTTTCTGTCTCAGCTTTAGTAAAGTTTGCAGTACCAGATACGTCTGAATAGCTAGCATCTACTGACCAGACTGATTTCGTTTGGCTGAGGCCAGAAGCAATCTCCTCTCCAAAGCTTGCAGACATTTCTTCAAAGCTTGATCCTCGGTATGTTGTGTGCCAGACCACACCGATTTTGGATCCGAGTATTTGTTTGCCAAGTTTTGAGTTTTTAGGTACCGTGTAAACAATCGTATTAGGATGGAAAGTAATGTGCGGTTCACCTTCAATGTCCACCACTTTGAGATCATCTTTAGCATATAGGAAATCACCTTGTACTACACCTTTAATACCAAGCTTTGGTAGCTCAGCTAAGGCTAGTTTCATTTTATCATTTAAATCACCCGAAGCTATATCGGCGTCAATCTCGGCAGCAGTTTTATAAACTTTTGGATTTTTATTGAAGATGCCTTTCTTAGCAACGAAAAACTTCTTATCAGAGGGATCAATACCAGCAAACACTGCTGGCGCGCCATCCCATTTAACACTGATATTTACTTTTGATTTTGCAGTGCCTGCTAACATATCTCTCAAAGCACGCAAAAAGTTAATAGCATCTCGAGTGCCATTTACACCATGATTCAAAATAGAATCTTCTAGATGTTCCATGTGAGTATTCTTAGATTCGGTTATAAATGTTTTAAAATTATGCATTCGATTATCCTTTAACTTTCATCTTGAAACCCAGTTTATTTTTAGCAGCATATCCTGCCCATCCAAACTGAAAGTCAGCGTCTTTGAATTGATTGTTTTTATAAGTGTTAACATTAAACTGTTCTCACCCTATGATGTGTAAACGGATTTTTCTTTTTAGTTCCAGGCTTAACAGAATATGGACTGCTTGGCATATTAGAAATTTTAATTTCTGGTTGGATTTCGTAGAACGGCTTACTTCCACGAATACCAATTCTCATTTTAAATGAACCCATGCACTGACCTTTTTTTCCAAGTTCTGGAATATCAGTCGGTAGCCCAAGTGGATTTGATTTACCAATCATATAAAAATCATCACTGGCTTGCATATAATGAGCTGGTTCTGCTTTACCTTCTAGGTAATGTCTAGTAACTAGTTGGCCGAGATCTACATTAGGTACATCTAGAATATACTGAGCACGAGTACTCATATATTCTTTCATCTTTTGGTAAGGTACTGCATTTTTATTTTTTAGCAAACCCTGTGTAGAAGGAACAGTCATTTTCTTCCAGTCTTTAATACCAGCGAATGCTGCAATATCTTTTAAGAACTGTTGTGTTTGACGATCATTTGTTAGATATTCTATTGCAAATTTCTTTACAGGATCTAAAGGAGCTGCTGCGGTCCATTTACCATCAACATAAGAAACACGAGTATTTCCTAGGTTGTCTGTATGATTCATTTTGACTTCAACCCAAGTTTTGTTTCTGCCAAAGTTAACCAGAACATCTGCGTATTTTGTACTAACCTTTGGTCTTTGAGCAGTTACACCATCAATACCATCAAGATAGTCTGATACATCTTTTTCATACTTATCTGATGACGCACTCATTAATAGTAGCTCCTGCTCTTCAGCAATAAAATTCTTAAACGATTTCATTGAAATTCTCTTTAGTTAGCGTTTTCTTTTATTTATATATGTTAAGATATACCGCCAGCTGAGAACATTGTTTTCTTGCTACCTTGCCCAAATGCAGTTTTATCAAAAGCGGGACCGGTATCCTTAGAATTAGCAAATGAAGCTGTATTAGCAGCACTAGTACCGCCGATGCCTCGTTGGGCACTTTCTTCTAGATCATAAATCTGCATCTTAGCTCGATCAATACCGACTACAAATCGACGATAGTAATCTAATGCACCCCAACGATTTTTCAATTGCTTCATCATTAGTTGGCCAAGATTATCTAGCTCTTCAGTTGTAATCAAACCGATAATACAATCAGCAGTGTGAGTTATACCCATAGACTCTGAAGTATTAGTAAGATCAACGTCAGAATTACCGTAACCATCACGATTGAATTGAGACGAAGTAACCACAGCACAATTGTATTCCATTGCAAGACCACGTACCTCTTCAGCAATTGATTTTACTAGAGTATAACTATTTGCTGCAGCAGCACCTTTAATACGTTGCGACGCACAAATATTCAAGTAATCGATAAAGATTACATCAGGAGTAAAGTTCTTCTTCATTTTTAATTCATTAAGCAAATGACGGAAGTGACCAACGTGGGCAGAACCAGTAGGATATTCTTTAATAACTAATTGACCAGTACACTTCGATTTGATACGTTCCATGCGCTTTTTGTAAACATCACGTGGCAATACTTTTAGTTCATCGAGAGTAACATCCATCATATTAGCATCAATACGCTCAGCTACGCGTTCTTCAGCCATTTCCATAGTAATGTACAAACAGTTCTTACCAGTCATTAGATAACTAGCAGCTGCGTGACATTTAACGAGAGATTTACCGCCGCCTGTTGTGGCTAGCAGTACAGTCATAGACTTACGAGGTAAGCCGCCTTTAGTAATTTTATTTAGAATATCAATATCGAACGGCATGCGTTCTTCTTTACGGTGATAAAATTCATAACGATCATCAGCATCTTCAATAAAATCGTGACCTACCGAAGTATCAAAGCTAATACCCAATGAGTCGGAAAGTAACTGAGGAATAGCACCTTTGTCGTGCTCTTTATCTTCGCCATCCATAATCAAAATAGCTTTACGGATAGAATTGAACAAGTCTTTATCT